AAACTCAATCGAGAACGCGGCAAATCACTTGAGTGGTCAGGATTGTAAATGTATCCTTTTTCTACAAGTTTTAATTCTGCATTCTTAGGCCCTTTCTCGTCGCCAGAAATATCAATCTGATAAAGATATCCGCGCTTATAATCATCAGGCCAATCCCAGCATGTATTTACAGCACTGCTTCCATCCGTGTTAAATGCCCATCCGCAATCTTGATAGAACGGCATCTTAGAATAGAAATCGCTAAGTTTTTCGTAGGTCATCAAACGCCTGACCTTTCCTTTTGCAATCATTTTTTCAATTGTTTCAACACTATTAGTTCCTCCACCTGAAATCAAATCCATAATAGACTTGTTGATGTCAACAGACTTGCTTATATCAACAAATGCCTTTCCATCAGGAATGATTGGAAGATGCTTCTTGATCAAAGCATCTAGCTCTTTGTTTTTTGCTTTTTTATGGCCAGTAAGTTTCTTGGCAATAACGCCATTCAATTTGCTGATCTCAATCAACCAAAGAGTTCCATCTCCAGCTGTGTATATTCCATGAGTGCAATCAAAACCCCATTGATAATGAATGGTGTTATTCGGTATGCCCATTGCCACCTGGACGACTTTGCACATCTTCCCTGTATACTTCGCAGGAGCCACGTTGGCAGTCTGGCCAAACTGAATTCTTTCTGTATCAGAAAAAACAATGTTGTTTGGATCAGTATTGGATACTAGACGCTTTTCGAGCTTCCAATCCCTGCTTGTATTGTCGGCATCTGCTTGCAATTGAGTTGGGTAAAAACGTTTCAGCTTTCTGGACGACTTACCTTTTTCGTTAACCTCAACCACAAAGCTAAAATCTGTCATTCCTGAAATGACTTCGACAGGGCTCTCCGCAACTGACTGAATGTAAATCGTCCTTGATTGCGGTGAAACCGAAATCTTTATCAACGAATCATCAGTAGCAAGCATTTTGCTTGCATATCCACCCTGCCTTTGAGCTTGATCGTATACCTGGCGAGCTACTGATTTTGCATAGCCTACATAAGACCCAGCAATGTTTGGATCTCCTTCAAGCTTTATGAAGAAATCAGGATAAAGTTGCATAGATGCATCCTATGCATATTTACGCGCTGGTCAACGACAGTGCATAAGTCACTTGAAGCAAATCACCTGAAGTCATCGACTTTGCAGAAGGAAACCTAGCAGCAGAGCCTAAAACACCTGTAGTTGAACCTTTTGCAGACGAAGAGCTAATGAAAGACCCGTAAACAGTCACTGTGTTATTGAATGTAAACGTCGCCAATGACGAGCTGTTGTCAATATAAGCAGAAGTGCTTGACGAGAAATTAGCAAGCTGGCGAGTGTTTTCGTTGTATCCAGCCGTCACTTCTGTCGCAGTTTGCGAAAATGTAGAGGCAGTATCTGTTGAAACAGGAGTGTAGTTTCCTGAAAACAATCCAATATACCAATTCGACATCTGTGGTGCGTTTTTGTATCCGGCGTTTAAAAGGTAGTTCAAACCTTCTGTTGGGACAATGTTGTCAACAGTCCAAGAATCAATGACTTTTCCGTCACGAATTTGCTTGAAATTGTAAACACCTTTTGCGATTGCGTCTGCCATTTTAATCCTCCATTTATGATTTCAATTATCTCAATTCAAGGCTTTAAATCAACCTTATGTCATTTTCTTGCCCTAATGATTTTCGCATCAGTGAAAGACGACGCTCCCATGACCTGTGCAGATCCTTGGTCAGGAAAAACGTTTATCAAATGCTCAATTCCGTCTTCGCGCCTGAACAAAACCGCACCTTCTTTATATCTATTTGGAGCGATCTTTTCCAGCGTTCTGTTATTCAGTTCTCCACCTGGACGGCAGACAATCTCTCCTTTCGCGCTGAACCATCCACCTTCAACTTTTGTAGGATGCTTCCAGGTCGTTCCCTTGACGCCTTCTCCATAAGGCAAAACCTCACGCCTTGTCCAATTATCAGGCTGACCACCACTTATGAAATAGGTTTTATCTGCAACAACGTAAAACCCGTCATCCAAAGCCAAAATATTAGTGATCGGAGCTTCAAAAATAATGAAGTTTGACTGCAACTGACACAGCCCGAAGCGCATAGGCTCACTATACCAAAGAATGTTTTCCTGAACCCCAAGCATGAACCCACGCCATACTTCCAGTTGCTCGCATGCTGGAAACTCATCTGTCAATTCATTGAACAAAGCCAATCCCTTACTATTCGAACGAGTTACTGTAATTGAACGAATACCCACAGGAATGTCTGCGTATTTATAAGGCAATGTTCCATTTGAATCTGTAGAATAAACGCGAATATGAGCGATATCTTTACTAGAAGGCTGGGGTAGGTCACTGACTCTAACTCCGCCATTATCTAGAACGTCAACATAAACACGAATTTGCGTCCCGCTTTCTTCTCCTGCTTTATTGACAAACGAAACTGCAATACCGACTCTTCCAGCACTGAAATCGCCAGAAGACGAACTCACAGTTGGTTGACTTGCAGGAGTTTCAACAGAGAATGGAGCATGCTCTCCGAAAACAAACTTTCCTTTTTGGATTCCGTTCGAATACCAAGTCTGACCTTGACCTTTGACCCAAGACATTCTTTTGTTGACAGTCAAGTCTGATCGTATAACTTTTGTAGTCCAGGTCCCTCCGTCGTTCACAGCTTTGATCAGATCGCTTCCATCGCAAAAATAAAGACCATATTCGTCAGCAAAACATGAATTACCCTTGCCGTTTACAGCACCTACTTCAAGCTTGTATCCCTTGCGCCTAATTACAGACCCAGCGTCTGAAATGTTGACGTTCTGAGCGTCTTGCAGGGCAGTCTTTGGAATGTCTTTTCCTGGACGAGCATTTATCATGCCATCGGTCCATTTACCGACTTCCAGTAGATCATCGACTGTTTGAAGCGTCCTTGGAGTTCCCATCAGTAAGCTCCGCTATTGAACACATACGTCTGTTGGTTTAGTCGCTGCTGTTCAAGTCCAGCGTTCGCGTCCTCTTTGGTTCCAAATTCTTCTTCAAAAGAACGCTTGGCCTCTGCCGCTCTTTCTGCGTCGAAAATCTCAACGTCTTTCTTGGAAAAAGCCCTGAACAACACCCATTGCACTATGGCCTGATGGTATTCCTCTGGAAACTCTGGCTCGTCGCTTGGGAGTTCAAGATCCACCAAAGGAAGGCGCTTAACTGTTAGATTGAGCGTATAGTTCTTGTCAGGTATCGGATATAGCCTAATTTTATGTGTGTTCAAGCCAACCACATACCACATAGGCTCACCAACATCTGACTCCCATCCTGGACGTTGAACATCCATCAACTCCATCTTCACAGGACGAAGCACTAGACCATCGACTTCTAGCACACGAACTCTATCAACAAAAATCACTTTCGAGTCAAGCTTGTATTCTGCTGTGCCAGCAACAACATTGATCTTGCAGCAAGAATCTGTTGAGCTATCAACGATAATGTGCTTGCGACGAGCAGCTTCTTTGCATCCTTGGTTTACCCAAGTTCGTATCTCATTGTCAGAGCACATCGGCGGTTCGACAAAATCATCGGCTTCCGTCCGATACTCGTTGATCATGTCTCCAAGATTCATTTCTTGCTCCCTGCCATAGTTAGTATTCTTTTAGGGAGCTCTACGCCTTTTGCTGCCGCCCTGGCTGCCCCTTTAATTGACGCATCTTTCTTTGAAGCCTCTTTTAGATTTTCAACTTCTTTAAGTTTTTCTTCGTTCCGGTCATCCCAAACGTTCCCAGTCTTTGGGTCAACCCTCAATCCTTTCGCGTTGAAGTATTTACCGTCTTGAAAGTATTTATAGGTTGTGAACCCAAACCCAATCACTTCCTCGTATGGCTTTGTTTTGTCAAACGTATCCATTTTTCTTATTCTCACGTAAAAAGGAGCCTATGAGAACTAATATCTCATAAGCTCCGAAAAACCTCAACCATCCAATTACATGGACATGTTGCCAGACACGATTTTCTTGCGAGGGCTATTGTCAAACGGATCGACGTAAACCGATTCGTCAGCAGCAGAGCCGCCAGGAACCATGCCAACTTCCTCAGCAGACATAGGAACTCCAGCCAAAACCTCGGGAGTTCCGCCAGTCATAATCCCGCGGTCAACACCTGCAAATTGGTCAGCCACTTCATCAGGCGTTTGAACTACATTTTTGAAAACATCCATTTGAATCTCCTTATGCGTCTATGCGTTTTGTTGGAACTCGTCCGGTAGGAAGAAGCATTGCGTTTCCTGCTTGGTCGTAATCGGTTTGATCAAAGCCATTCTCCATATCTGCTTCGCTCATTCCATACAAATCTCCATTGCTTTGCGCAACTTTGACCAAATCCATGCCATCTGGAACGCCTGCATCTTTGGTGAACTGATCCGGCGAGGGAATGCTGTTTTTAAACGGGTCCATCTTTATCTCCTTCGGAAAAAGGGGAGGAAGCTATCCTCCCCTTCTGGTCATGCCACCCTAGGATTAGGATGCGGAATCCCACTTGATGACGCGAGCGTCATTAGCCGAGGTGTGAGCCAAGCCGAAGCCGCCGAGGTAATACCAGGCAACGCCTTTGGAGCGGCCATAGTCGGACGGAATCGCTCCGCGAATTTCTTCGGCAACAGCGACAGCTTCCGCAACCGTGTCCTCGCCAATGAAGAACACTTGGTCAGACTTGCCATTGCTCCAACCAGCGGAAGCGATGTTGGTCTGCTCGACGAAGCGCATGTTTTCGTAGCGGCCGATTTCGCCAGACAACAACAAGGAGAAACCAGGTTGCGTATACTTGAACACGGCTTCCAAGTCAGTCTTCAACTGACGGAAAGTGGCTGGACGGCCAATTGCAACGTAGTCGTCTCCGATATAAGCCGGAATGTTGCGCTCTTTCATCAGGTCGATGATGTTCTTGACGTGGCCAAGTCCGAGGGCGACATTGTTGGTGATCGAAGTGGCTCCATTGGTCGACAACGAAACTTGAGACGTGTCAGTTCCGCCAACAGGAGCGACGGTCAGAGGGGTCGCGTTGAACTGGACGAATGCAGCAGTATCGAGAGTCTTCACGCAGTCATGCTTCAAGACTTTTTCGATGATTTCCTTGACGGGCTGCTCGGACAGGTTGTCAAGCTTTCCGCTGTAAGGAACAGAGTTTCCATATTCAGTGATCGTCAGGCTTCCCTGAGACACAGTGAAGTTGGTCGTGGGCATCACGGACGTTTCGACCAGGGCGGAACCGCCGGTAGCCACGTTCGAAAAGATGTTCCAGTGGAACGTATCGCCTTTGTTCTTCGCTCCAGAAAGGATCGGATCCTTAATGTCGCAGAACTGACGGAACTTGACCATCGGCTGAACTGCCAAACGCAGAACAGTCGAAAGGTTTTTAGCGGAGAGATATCCGCCGAGAGAGCTAGTGCCCCAAACTTGACCTGCCATTTTGATTCTCCTATTTGATTTTGGTTACTGAAAGAATCCAAGATTACCTTCTTCCTCGACGGAGTTGAGCTAATATCTCCTCTCGGGTAAGTTCCCTGTCTTCCTCTATTTTTTTACTGCCTGAAACTGCCACCGCTTTGCCGTCCACCGAATAACGTTTGCTTTCAGCCTTTCGAGCTTCCGTCTCGCGCAGATCAGCATCGCTTACTTGAAACCCCTTCTTCTCATCATTAACCTTTGTTTCCGCAGGCTTTACGAAACGTTCCAATTGCTTGGTAACGGAGGCCACAGCCTCTTCCGGAGGTAGCCCAGATTGCGCAGCTTGCATCAAGCGCTGCTCAAACAGGATCGCCAGATCTTCGTCAGTTTTGAATTCGGGATTTTTCGATTGCGCTTGCAAGATTGCAGCTTCCCAACGCATGCTGTTTTGGGATCTAGCCACGACTTCCGCTGCTTTGTTTTCGGCTTCCTGCTTGATTCTGGTAGCCTCCTGAGAGAGACGCCTTTCAAGTTCAGCCTGAACTTTCGCGTTGATCGCTTCTTGCAAACTTTGTGCCGCTTGCTGCTCATCCCCAGAAAATAGGTTCGAAACAGCTTTTTTGATCACATCCTCTTGCGAGGGTAGCGCTTCGGCCTGCTTTGCGGACTGCGCCTGGCCTTGTTCCAATTCTTTCATCTTTTGAGCTTGAATGTCAAGCTGTTGCTTATACAAAGAAAGCTCACGCTGCTGCATTTCGTATTCTTCACGAATACGCTTGCGTTCCAAAGCAGCTTTTTCCATTTCTTTTTCAGCATGACGGAACTTTTGGTATTGATTGACCAAGTAATCAATCTCAACTTCTTCCTCAACGCCATCAACCTTAGCTTTTACTTTAGCCTTCTCTTCAGCCTTGCGATCTTTTTCGGCTTTGGCTTGCTTTTCTTCTTCAGATTCTTCATCTGGATTGCCTAGAATGTCTTCTACATTCTGCTTTTCTTTGGCATCAACATCGTCAACAGGCTTTTCGTCGCTATATCCGCGATCAATTCCCATTTCTTTTTCATACGAATCGTAATCTGATTCGCGCAATCGTGCGATTTCTTCAAGCTTTTTAAGGCGAATGTCAACAATGCTTTCTTGTTTTTGTTCTTGTTTCTTTTCGTCACCCATTTTTTTTCTCCTTTATTGTTGTTATTGGTTGTTTTGCGGCTCAATTTCAAAACCTTCTGGATCGAAGCCGTCTTCAAGCTGCTGTTGAGCTTGCATTCCTTCCAGAATTCCTTCAGAGATCCACGACTGGAAATTTTCAGCCGTTCTGATGCGTCCTTGGATCGCCATTATCTTCTTTGCATCCGAAGGATCGCAATCTTTTAGCTCATAAAGAGCATCTCTAATATCTTGGCGAGCCCTGCTATACAAATACTGGCCCTCTAGACTCTTTGCGAACTGATCCAAGGCAGCTCCTATGTCTGCCGCCTTGAACAATGACTCTTTATCCATGCTTTCTCCTTTTTATTTTTGTTTTAAATAAGCTTTTTACTTCTTTCCACCCTCGATGCCAGTCAGAGCGCCTGAGTCTCCAGATATCGGAGACAGAGGATGGGTGTTTCCACGCAACTTATATAGACTAGCTTGCTCATGAGCAGCTACAAGAGCGTCAGGATCTTGGCTTCCAATGCTTTGCAGAACATCTGTCATTCCGGCAGGCTGCTTAGCCAATCCTTGCTCGTAGCTTGGATCGTCCCCATTCATATCATTGAAACCATTTGTTTCGCTGATCTTGTCAGCAACAGGAG